AAACGATGACCAGCTTGCCCAGTTATAAACATTCTGCCTATTTCTTTGAAGTCTTGGTCTTTGTTTAATTCATATTGGTTTATAAAATTCTGTAATCTGTCAGGAGCCTCTAATGAAGGAAGGTCTAGTGCGTATCTTTCTGCAAGGTTGTTTTTTATATTGGAAACGTCTTCACTAAAAATATTTTTTAATAAATCACCTTCTGAACCACGACCTTTACCAAATTCTGTTATTGATTGCACCTGTTGATTGGACAAACCTAAGTTGTCTGGTGCAATTTTATTTTGTAGGTTGGAGTTTTGATTGTAGATTTTATTCTCAAGTGATTGCAAACCAGCATCCATAGTCGATGTCATAGCAGTTCTTTTGTTTAAATCTTTAATTCCAGCCATGAAACGATTGTATCAGTGCAAGCGTGTGTTAGTAAACCAAGTTGTTTATGTAGACACTACCAGCTCGCATCTGGGGTTCTCTTTGTCGAAACCACCAAATTTGTAAATCACTTGGTTGACCTGTTCAAAGCTGTCGTCTTTCAGAACTCCAGCCTTCACCAGAGCGTCACAGGCAAACTTGTCTATGATTGAGCAAGGGTTGCTTATGTCGATACGCCTTTTGGTTTTGGCGTAGTAGGTGTAGGTCAAGGTCACTGGTTCGGTGAATTCAGGTAAGTCTTGCAACTCAGGTAGTAGCTCCTCGGTGTAATTTTTTTTTGCAATAGACAGGATTCTGAAGTAGGCGTTTCTGTAGTTGTTCAAATTTAAAATAAATTTTTTATTTTTTGAATAGTAAATTTGTAACGGCAAACAAATATTAATTTGATCTTTCATTCTAAAAGTTGCCCTACATTTTGTTGGTAATTAATTTTCATATTTTTTTTTGAAAAATTTTTTTTTAGCACGAATGTGGTCGTGTGCAAAGTATAGCACTTTAAAAGTGCAATGAGATTTTTTGGTGATTCAGTGCACCTAACTTAGCTATAACTATAACTGCACGAGGCTCTGGCTATTTGGGGGTGTCGGGGTCAATTAATTGGTTCTGGCTACCCTAAAAACCCAGTCCATAGGGTTCCTTTGAGGGCTGGAGAGAACCAGAAATGCAGAGGTGTTAGCCCTCTGAACACAAGTTTGCACAATCATGCAAAGATTTGCATGTTAGCATACACTCGTAAGCTATTGATTCTATTGGACTTTCTGGAAAAAAATGAATTTCTCTGGATTTTTGAGCTCTCAGCGGAAGAGCACTCCATTACTTAGTTAACTATTCACTTATCCTTCGGTGAGTAATCCGAGGCTTCTGCTCCGAGCAACTTGCCCAGTCTCTCCTTGATATCCTCCTTACTCATGCGGTCAAGGTTGGCGTTGATGTTGATGTTCTGCGAGCGATTGATGGACAATCCTCCCAACTGATTGAGCTCCTTGATAGCAGAAACCGCAGCGTTAAGCTGTCCACTTTCATACGCTTGCTCCATGATCTTCCACAACATTGTGCCAGTCTTCTGTGGTGTGATGGCGTACTTCTCAGCCAGCTCATCCTGTTTGATCCTGATGGCTTTGACTACCTTTGGGTGATGCGTACCACTGAGCAGTTTGTTGGCACTGACAGCTGGAAACTCGAAGCCAGCTTTCCGAGCTGCTTCAGTCTGGCTGCAAGCACCTTCGGTGTAATGCCACACGAATGACGACTGCATCTCAGTCAAACCAAACTCGTTGTCTTTCTCAAATTGAGTCGGAGCACTCACGATTTGTTCCTTCGGTTTCCTAGGTCGTCCAGCCATGTCTACTCCTCGACCAAGGCAATGAACTCACCCTCGTCTGTCTTGATTATTGTTATTATGTTCTTACCTTTGAGCTTTCGCTCCACTCCCATGAAAGTGTTAGCAACCACAAAGTGAGTGGTAATTTCGTAGTCCTCGTCATCGGTTCTCAGCAGTATTGATTTTAGTAAACTCATGACAACAGTGTACCAAGGGTAGTGTACAGCTCCCAAACACTTCCTGTAGTGTTCTCTCTATAAACCATCGTTTTATACGTTATACTCATCTATTAATATTTATATATATATATACTACACTACTAACCTATAAGAGAAGGAAAGCCTTATAAACAAAGGAAAAATTGACAGGGTACCCAACAGTGTACAGCTACCCTTCCTCACCCTCTTTGACACCCTGTCACAGCACATCTCTGCATACTTTCGCACATTGTTATACATCTTCGCACACCTCGTCTCGCCCCTTGAAGTGTACCCTAACGAAATATTTGCGTACTAACCCTACCAAAGTGAACACCAAAGTTTGCACCACTGCCGTGACTGGCACGCTGAGTTCCATCCAAGTGGTGGTAGACAACACGAGGATTGCTATCGGAAACGCCATGAAGAAGCCGATGGCTACATCGCTTACAGCCTCCTTGGCTGCCGATCTATCTATTGTCATAGCTGACCCTCAAACTCGCTCTGATGCCATGCTTATTCAACACCGCTTTCAACTCCGCTAAGGACTCGTCAGTCTCAGGTCTTACGACCAACCCAGCATGAACGTAAAGCGTCTGTACTGCCTTCTTATTCGTCATGACTTGTGATGCACCGTAACAAACGCTTCACACTTGGGGCAACTCAGATTTGTAATGATAAACCACTCTTCAGCTTCGCTGTCATCGTCTCCGCCCCATATAAGTTTTGTATTACAGTTATAACAGTTCATTTCTTTTCCCATTTGTTGTCATACAACCTCTTTTCTTGTAAATGCCTGACCAAACGATGAGCAATGAGGAACGGCATGAGGACTGCGAGTGTGAACAAGCCTATGGCTGCTATGGATATGTAAAACCACACAGTAAACAACTCTTTAATCATCTGGTTACTCATCCCTTCACCACATAACCCATAAAATTATAACTTTGCCAAACCTTAGACACTTTGCCTAAATTCTTTAACTCTTCATCCAATTCCATTTCAGTCTTACAGAACATGGACACAGAAAGCTCTGCATCTTTGTCTAAAATTGCTTTGTCTGTAAATCCTTTTCTTTTTTCCTGTACATGTAACCGATGAATACATTGTTGCAACTTGGGGTCATTCAAATACACCTTTTCAGCAATCAACAACACCCCACCTTTATCAATGTGTTTTTTGAAATGACTTAACAGTCTTTGTCTCTTCGAGGAACCCAAAAACTGCAAAAAGAACATGCTTACCATGACTGAGATGTTGTCTTCAGCCTTCCGCAGATAGTCTTTTTCACAATCACCATGAATAAACTCAAAACCAACCCTTCTCTGCTCCATCTTTACTTCATCAATGCCTAAATACCGACAACCTTCAGTTTTGTTAAGAGAAGAGAGGAATCGCCCTGTAGAACACCCTAAATCAACCACCACTGACTCAGGTTGTGCATATTCATGTGTAATTTGTCGAAAAATGTTATCTAGGGTCAGAAAATTAGGTATTGACAGCTCGATGTGTTTTTCAAAATCGTTTACCTTTGCAAAGTCAAATTTCATTGTTGTGCACCTTATTTAATCTGTCTCCTATGTATTCCATGACATTTATTGACATCGCTCTACCGCATGCCTCATACCGCCTAGAAACAGGACACTCTTCTTTTGGTTTACCTCTGTATGGTATCTGTGTGTAGTTGTCTGGGAATCCCTGTAATCTTTCACATTCGATTGGTGTTAGTCGCCTTATAATGTTGTTTTTTTCATTTGTAGGTTCTATTTTAATTTTAGCATCTGGATTGCTTGCAGTGATTGTGGGTGAGACACCTTCACTACTATAAACTCTTTTGGACATTTCATAAGTACCCTCACGATACTCATACTCTGTAATCGACAGGTCAAACTCTGTAGTTTCTATTCCCAAAACTTCTTTTACAGTTACCCATACATCTTCACTAGGAATAGCAAAACTACCATCAGTTCTAAACCAGTGGTCAACTGTGGTCTTGTTGACACCTACCTTGTCTGCAATGTTCTGTATGGTGAGTTGATATTGTTCTTTTCCTTTTTTTAAAGCTGTCTGTAAACCTTGTATATTTACTTCATGTTTTCTAACCTTTACTATCTCTACTTCATCAGCACAGTGTATTAAGCTGTTATCTGAGTCTTCTACCTCTTTTTCAATAAACACTATAGGTTGTCTGTTACCTCCAGTCATGGCTGTAAGAGTGGGTGATATTTCATCTTTGTGTATTCTAGCTGTCTTGTCAGGTGTGCTAGTTTCAATGACAGTGTATCTATCATGAGCTGTAAGCGACCAAGACACATCCTCATCTATCCATGGTTTACCATTGGAACCAGTCTGGCTGTCTCTTACCATGTACACATCACTAGGTTGTTCTACTAAAATAGCATTTTCTGGAATTGAAAACCTACCAGCAGCAGTCAATGTACTTGCAACACCAGTATCTACTGAGTCATCTGCATACACACCCTGTCTATCTACTTTTCTCCAGTAGTTGGTTTGGTCTGTATTGCTTCCTGTAGTGTCTTCTTCAGGTTTTCTGGAAGTTGTTTGTCGTGTTCTTCTGCTCGGCTCAGGATTCTCTGGCATTGAGGCTGAGTCAAATAGTACCTTAGCTGCACATTTCCAGTCTCTAATATGTCCGACAACAAAGACACGTCTTCGTCTTTGAGGGATAGCTCTTGGAAATCGTTGTGTTCTGACATACTCAGTGTTAAGAACCCTGTAGGCGAACCCATACCCGCATTCTGCCAAGCCTCCAAGGAAGGAAGCAAAGTCCCGTCCTCCATTAGATGACAAGACTCCGGGGACATTTTCCCAGACGACCCAAGTGGGTTGGAGTCTCTGAGCCAACTTAATAAACTCAAGTGCGAGGTTTCCTCGTTCTGTATTGATACCTTCTCGAAGTCCAGCAATGCTGAAAGTGGCACATGGGGTTCCTCCAACAAGGACATCTGGTTGTGCTCTAAGGTCTGTTTTTTTGATTTGCGTGAAGTCGCCATAATTTTTTACCTCTGGATAATGATATTGTAAAACTGCTGACCTGAAGGGGTCAATTTCTGATAAGCCTATTGGCTCAAAACCTAATGGATTCCAAGCCACACCTACTGATTCTATGCCACTACAAATTGAAAGATACTTCATCAGTCGCTCCCAAAGTTGCTGTTAAACCCACCCGACTCTTCCACAGCGGTGTAGCTGATGTCGTAGACCTTCTTACCGTTGGTTCTGCGTGCTTCGATGCCTCTTTCGTGCAAGACACGATTGGCTTCTTTGAAGTC